TATTGCATAATCAAACACGCCTTGGTTTTTCATACCGTTGAATTCACGCTTGTGACGCAGTCCGCAATAGATGTCATTTTCTCTATACAGCTCTTTGCCAAATCGAGCAGGATCGGGATAGTTGTAATTAGAAATCATGTCATACCACATTCGTCTGTGGTTAACACGGTCTGCTACACATTGTTCTATAGTTGCGTACTTGAAGTGGTCTTTAATTTCATCAAAGATAAATTTGCGAGCAGCAAAATCACTACTGGACTCATATTCTAGATGATAGTTTTTTACAAGTGCTTCACATGCCTTATCTTTACCGTGTCGTGCGTGGCCGATGATCATAAGTTTAGGTTTGTTAATCAAGTTATTGTTCTCCTAGTTTATTGAATTATACTAGGAAAACATCAACTTGTCAACCAATTTATCCTATAAAGAACCCTAGCCGATCGAAAATCCAAAAACATCGTCAAAGAGTTGCGTTTTAGTTTTGTGACATTTCATGCCTTTGCTGTAATTTTCTGCAGGTATCATCATCCTTAGATTAGTCCAATGCCCTACAACGTAAGGAGGAATGCCATCGCGAAATCCTGCTTGGATACTATAAATGTGATCTAGGTCCCACTCACTTCTGTTTAGTCGTTGTGGATTAATTTTGTCAAAGTGTTCATTCCAGCTCTTCTTAGTGAGCCTTACTACAGCGTCATAGTATAACTGACGAGCAGTGCGATCTTCTCTTGCCGTGATAATTCCCTTGCGCACCTTTGTTTGATATTGCTTTTCTCTCACTTCTGGAATTAGCAAGGTTGAACTAACACCGTACTTTTCCAGATTAGCTGCTCTGATCTTTTCGTACCTTGCAGCAGCTTCTTCTTTAGTCGGCTGCCAAGGTTTAATTCTCCCTGAGGAAAATCCTTCTAACAGCGAAGCAGTGCGTTTTGCTTTAGCGGCTTCTGTTTGGTTATTAAATTTTCCTTGTCTGGCCATTAACTGAGACTTAGCCGAACAGCTAATCGTCTTTAAATACCTATTTTCCCACCATTTAACATGCTCGCCCGTTACAGGACATACAGGGCGCTTGTACACATCGTTTAAGATATGCCACACCCGTTGCTTGGGTTTTGCGTCTTCCGGCAGGAAATCAGTTGCTGAAGTAATATCTTGCCATAGTTTAGGGTGTGTTCGTTTAAGGGAACGTGTAGCATTTTTGTTGTACGAAGTGTCGTTTTCAATAATTTTAATAAGAGTAGTTTTCATACTCTTATTTATCATCTACCCGATAAGGAACCTAGCCTATTAACCAGCTATACCCCACTCCGCCGGCTACTTGCTGCATTACATCAATCTCAAGTTTTTCCATTTCAGCTTGCGCTTCCGCTTTTAGTGTTTCACCGTTTAGTGAACTGCCACCTTGTGGGCCGGCAATCGTAGCAAATTTCGAGCGTGCCTCCCCTAGCATATACTTACAACCGGCTAAGGTATAATCTTTAATCCATTGCCCTGCTAAATAATCTGTTAATAACTGATCATCTGGTCTATAATTATAAGCATATAGCATCAGTGTTTCTTCAGCCCTTGGGCGTTGTAGCAAGGTTAATTTTTTAGCTGAAGTGTTCCATTTAAACTCAATAAAACTACCAAACATCCGTCCTACTAGTTCCTGATACTGACTAAACATATCGTAAGTGGCTAGACCGCCCATATTAGAACTGCTTAGTAAGTAAGCGTTTGTGTAAGCTAAACTAAACGGGTCAAACAACGAGCCCCCGCCATTTTCGCCAGATGTGTAAAGGCTTACTCCGATTACATCAGACGGCGACAACGGCGTAATAAACGTAATTGATCTATTATTTGTATCAATAGCGTAGTCCTTTGTGTCTACTCCGTTCACTTTTACAATAACAGTTTGCACTGCCATTAGATTGTAGTTTACATCAAAGGTAGACAATTGTCCTGGAACTGCTGTAAATGACTGAGTAAATATTGGCCCACCTGCTTGAGATGTTCCAGGGCGTGACCCAATACTTCTTCTGAATATTTTTCTTACTTCGATCACTTCATTGGCTAGTGTATAGTCGTTTTGATCTGCTGTAGTTGTGATAAAAATATACGACTCTTCGACAGAGTTGTCAGAACGCTGTCTAAATTTTGATAGTGCTTTTTTTAGAGCAGTCTCGTAGTGAATAGGGTCAAGTTCTACAGAAACCATCCCGTCACCTAGAAACACTCTTACGTAATCAAATACTTCTTGCTTTTGTGTGGTCAGGTTTGACATTTAAAAGACTCCGGCGCATAATGATAAATAGTTTGTATACCCCGCGATGCTAGAACATCCGGATATTCTGCACTTAATAAGGAAAACACAGCTATGTATATTTATCAATATTACACTTACTTAATCGGATGGACTTCTCTTAATAAATGGTACTACGGAGTAAGATTCGCTAATAAGACGACGCCGGAACTTGATTTATGGATTAAGTACTTTACTTCTTCGAAACACGTTAGGCAGTTTGTAAAAGATTACGGACAACCAGATGTTGTGTCTGTGCGAAAAAAGTTTGACTCAATTAGTACTGCTATCGCATGGGAAACTAAAGTGTTGATTAAGTTTAATGTACTTAACAATGCCATGTGGCTAAACCGAGGAATAGTCGGAGCAATTGCGCCTATGCGAGGAGAGTTACACCCTTTATACGGTGTTCCCTTGACAGAAGAAGTCAAAAAGAAGATATCTATTAAGAATAAAGGAAGACTGCTTGGAGACAAAAATCCAATGTACGGAAAAACGCATTCTGCTAAATCAATAAAACTAATAAAAGAAAATAGAAAGGATTACAGTGGAACTAACAATCCAATGTATGGCAGGAAGCATAAACCCGAATCAAAAGCACTAATAAAAGAAAATAGAAAGGAGTACAGTGGAACTAACAATCCAATGTACGGAAAAACACATTCACAGCAGGCCAGAAAAATACTATCAGAAGAGAATAAAGGAGAAAACAGTAATTCTTTTAATGGATATTATCATACGCCGTGGGGGAGATTTCCTTCCTCGACCGAAGCTGCGAACAAGTCATTTGATAAAATAGCGAGCTGGACAATATCTAGATGGTGTACTACTGATAACTTAAAAACTATTTCTAGAATCTCAGTAGTTAAGTCCGCAGTATTAAGCGAGAGTGATATCGGTAAGACGTTTCGTGATATTGGATTTTGCTTTGAGAACGCTTTTACGTAATCAAATACTTCTTGTTTTTGTGTGGTCAAGTTCGACATTTAGTGGTTCTCCATAACATATTTATCGTTACATTAAGTTTTGAATCAAATAAATACACTAAGAACTAAGGAGAACAGCTATCCCTCGCTTATCATTATATAAACCAGAACGTGGCAACGACTATTATTTTCTTGATCGACAAATACAGGAAATGTTTGTAGTTGGTGGCACTGACGTTAACATACACAAATATCTAGGTCCCCTAAATCCCGAAGAAGGACAAGGAACTGCCGACCAGCCTACGTACGATGCTCTGTCAGAAACTAATATTCAAGATCTATTATTTTTAGAAAATCGTGACAGGAAGTACGATCCGGACATTTACAACATTCGTGGTATCTATAGTTTACAAGACATCGACTTTGACTTGTCGGCATTTGGACTGTTTTTAAGTAACGACACTCTATCCTTGACTATTCATATTAACAGCAGCGTAAAAACCTTAGGACGCAAGATTATCTCAGGTGATGTTATTGAACTACCGCACTTAAAAGACGAATATGCACTCAATGATTATTCAGTTAGTCTAAAACGATTCTATGTAGTTGAAGACGTAACACGAGCAGCAGAAGGTTTTAGTCATACTTGGTATCCCCATTTATATAGACTTAAACTTAAACAAATCGTTGACAGCCAAGAGTACGCTGACATACTTGACCAGCCCGCTGACGAAGACAGCGACGAAACGCTGCGAGATCTGTTGTCAACCTACGACAAAGAAATGCAGATTAGCCAGGCAGTGGTTGCGCAAGCAGAAGCTGACTCTCCACGCTCTGGATTTGAAATCAGTCATTACTATACTGTAGACACAAACGAGAATGGTAGTATAACGCTGAGGACTGCGGTACTTAGTGATCTGCAGGCCAATGGCATCTCCGAGGAAGCTGCATTCGCAGCCAAACCAAGTCGGTTAGGATATACCGGATACATGATAGGTGGTGGCGATGCTGCTCCTAATGGATTGCCGTTCGGCACCGGCATACAGTTTCCTCGAGACACTGTTACCGGTGATTACTTTTTACGCACTGATTTTATGCCCAACCGGTTATTTCAATACGATGAAGATCGCTGGAAGAAAGTCTACGACGACATTAGAATGACACTAAGCAACGTAGACGAAAGACAAAATCAAAGAGGCAGCTTTGTTAATAACTTCAACTCCAGCATAATCGACGGTGAGGTAGTAGAAGAAAGACAAAGCTTGTCTAAAGCACTTAGACCAAAACCAGATAATTAAAATAGGGAGAATACATGAGATTTTTCTACGACGCTCAGATTAGAAGATATATAACTCAGATGATGCGCATCATGAGCAACTTCCCTATCAAAGACGGTGCTGGCAACATAAAGGAAGTTCCTGTGATGTACGGAGATATGACTCGACAGGTTGCTAACGTTATTCGAGAGAACAGTGAGAACAAGCTACCTAGTGCACCTAGAATAAGCGTATACGTAACTGGACTTGAGTTAGACAGAGATAGGCTTAGCGATTCATCTTACACTCGCAAGACTAATATTAGNGAACGTGCATACGACAGCAACAACAACGAGTATCTTAATTACCAAGGTAAGAACTATACTGTAGAGCGACTAATGCCCACTCCTTATACTCTTCGATTAACTTCGGATATTTGGGCGAGTAACACTGATCAAAAGTTGCAGTTGCTTGAGCAGATACTGGTTATGTTTAATCCGGCTCTTGAGATACAGACCACTGACAACTTTATTGATTGGACCAGCATCACTGTAGTAAACCTTG